TTTTTAACAATAAATGTACCTTTAGCCCCATTAAATGTGTAAACATTTGCTGGTTGTGGTTCAATACCTGCTGAACAGCCTGATATTCTTGAATTTGAAACAGTAGGGGCAATTGCCATTACGTGAGTATTTCTCATACCTGTTCCCTTACACCATAAAGGTTCACCATATTCCTCAGCTAATTGTCTACTTGCTGCTTCGGCTTCTAATTTAATTTTAGACATTATTGTGTGAGTCCAGGCTGTGGAAGCAATAGAATTAAATGGTAAATTTTTCTTTTGTAAAAAAGTATGCCAACCCATTATACCTAAACCTAATGCTCTACCTTTTTTAGCATGGTTATGAGTACGTCTCATTGCTTCTTTTCCATTAGTTTTAGTAATAAATTCTTCCATTACACCATCTAAAAAGTATGTAGCAATTTCTACAACATCTGTGTCTTTCCACTCATCATATTTCGCGAGATTCAACGAAGATAAACAGCATATAAACGAGTGCTCCTCATCTGTATGGAGTGTTATTTCTGTACATATGTTGGTCATTGAAACGTTGAGGTTATTCATCATGTAAGCAAGGGGATTATCTTTATTTACATTATCTTCAAACATAATATAAGGTTCTCCTGTTTCCATTCTTGATTTTAGAACTTCTAACCAAATATTCATTGCGGTTTCATCCCTATCGCTTAGTTTTCTCATAAAAGAATCATCTACAACAACACATTGATGTAAATTTAAACATTGTCTGTTTGGGTCGCCTTTTGGTCTTCTAATTTGTAAAAACTCATGAATATCTGGGTGATTAACATTTAAGTTAACAGAAGCTGCTCCTCTTCTTACATTACCCTGATTAGTAGCAATAATAGATGAATCATAAATTTTACACCAAGGCACTACACCTTCGCTTTTACCATTCCCTCTAATTTCTGTACCTCTTGGTCTAATTCTTGAAACAGAAACACCAACACCACCACCTGAAGCTGTTAATTTCATTAATTCAGCGTTTGTTAAACCAATTCCCCTAACTGAATCTGGTGTGTCAACACCAAAACAAGAAATAGGTAAACCTCGGTCTGTACCTGTGTTTGAAAGTACGGGAGATGCTAAACCAATCCAACCATTCCAAATATATTTAAAGAATTTTGATTCTAAATCTGGACGATTTAATCTTGTTGCTACAGAATGGGCAACCCTTCTATATGCTTTTTTAGGTGTTTCTCCTGGTAGTAAGTATCCCTTACTAATTGTTGACAACGCCACTTCATCCATAAAGTCGGGAAAATCTTTCCCTCTCTCCCATTGAGAGTAATCTGCTACTAAACTATTATTATCCATTGTGTGTTTTTAAAATATTGATGATGCATCCCATTCCATTGTTCCTTTAGCATAATTTGTTACTCTATTTGCAAAGAAATCTGTGTGTTGTTTTCCAGCTGATAAATGGTCAAACCATTTCATTCTACCTACAGCTGTCATATCAACATCACTAATGATAGCATTATAACCTAAATCTCCTAATTTTGTATTAACTCTATTTTTTATAAAATGAATTAAATCTTCTTTATTACAACCCTCTAAATCACCTAATTCATATACTTTTTCTACAAAATTAATTTCAAGTTGTAGCGAAAGTAAAGCTGCTTCATTAATTGCTGCTTCTAATTCTGGTGTTTTCAATTCTGGTTTTTCTTCTAAAAGTGTTCTAAATAACCAACATCCCGCTTCAGAGTGCATTGATTCGTCTCTGATTGACCACTCAACAATCTGGCCAACTCCTTTTAATTTGTTACGCATTTTAAATGACAATAAAATGGCAAATGAACTGAATAAATTAACGCCTTCAGTGAATGCACTAAATATGGCAAGCGACTTAGCTCTTTCGTGCCAATCCACTTCTCCATTAAATGAATCTCTAACATTCATTAATGTTTCAATTTTAGCCATTGTAGCTTCATCTTCTAAAAACTCAGAAAAATCATCTAAACCCAATTCTTCATTCAATAAAGAATAAGCTTCTGCGTGAATTGTTTCCATTGCACCAAATGTAGTTGCCATTGCAATAATTTCTGGTTTACGAAACCATTTTGTAACTAATCCTGTCCAGTAATCGTTAACTACAGTTTCTGTTTGGGCGAAGCCTTTTAGAATAGAACCAATTATATTTTTTTCTGTTTCAGTTAGATTTTGTTTCCAATCATTAATATCACTCATCATAGGAACTTCTGTATGAATCCAGTGTGCTTGTTGTTGTTTTAACCAATAGTCAAATGCTATTGGGTACTCGAATGGTTTGTAAACTATTCTTTCTTTTGTGATATCTTTTTTTGCCATTTTGTTGGTTATTTAAATTTAGATTAAAAAAGGGGTAAAACCCTTGTGTTGATAAGTACAATATATACAAACAAAACCTGCTACATCCCAAAGAAGTTATCAGAAGCTTTTTGAAGTCTTCCTCGTTGTCTTGGGTTTAAATCTCCTTGGGGAGTTTGTTGCGGTCTATTATTCCCCCTCATATTTATTTCAATTTTACCAATTGCTGTATCCATGACAGAATCGTAAGTTATACCGTCAGCCCCATATCTATTTTTCATAACATGCCACCTTCCAGTTCCGTTTTCTTTGTCTTCAGCACTTCTAGCTAAGGACATTGCAAAGTCAGTAATCATCATTTTACTATAACTTTCTGCCATTCTATCTCCTTGAATAATATCTTCTCTTGCTCCTGATCTGTTTACTTGTGAAGCTGTCCAAATAGGTACCTTCATTGTAGTAGCTAAACCACGCAAACTAGTGTAAATATCATCTAGTTTGTCTCTTTTTTCTTTACTAGTCTTTGATGTTAATAAATCTGCATAATCAACTATAATCATATCAGGTTTAATATCTTGTTGAATACATTTTTCTAAATGTGCGTGGATTGTATTTACAGTTGCTTGCCCCGCCGGGTATTCTCTAATGTAAAGACCACCTTTTAAAGTCGATAATCTTTCTATTACAGCTTCTTTATGATCAGTAATATCCCCTACAGGTATTTCAGTAAGGCAGGCATCATATCGTCTACCTACATATTTTTCACTTAATTCTAATGTGTAGTGAATAACTGTGTAACCTAATTTAACTGCTTGTGCACCTAATGCAATTAAAGCCCATGATTTACCACCACCAGGTCCCCCGGCTATTAGTCCTAAATCGCCTTGCCCTAAGCCATTGCCTAAAAGATTATTAATAAGGGGCCAAGGAGTAGCTATAGTATTTCTAGCTTCTTCTCTAAATCTATCTTCTAATTCTGTTATATACTCGTGACCTATATCTCTTTCAGTTCCTGCTTTTAGGGCATTATCAATTAAATTTCTAATATCATCATAATCTCCTAATTCTAAAAGATCAACTGATCTCATTAATGCACCTTTTAGTGTTTGATTTTTACAAAAGTCTAAAAATGTGTCTTTAACAAAACCTAAATCTGTTGCTTTAGAAGCTTTATATGCTTGTTTAAGTAAATCTTTTACAGCTACATTTTGAAGTTCTTTATTTAGATTTTCAAGTTCTACTTTAAATACTTCCATTGTTGGAACTGTTTTGTATTCAGTATAGTAGCTGAGTGTTTTACGAATAATCCATTTACCCGCATCGTTATCAAAATAATCTGGGGAAACTATATCTGCAATTTGTTGTAGAAAGTCTCTATCAGTTATTAGAATACCAATAGCTTTAGTTTGGAATGAATGTCCGTATTGGGTTAATTTACTCATGTGTTTGTTTTGCGAATGTATTTAACTTAATAAAGTGTTCTTTTAACCACAAATCAGGTGATTTTATAGCATTTCCTAATTGGTCGTCATTGTACATTATAATAAAATCATTTCGGGAAAGCAAATTTATCGGTGCCTCTATTAATCTCTGGATTCGAAGTTTTAATTCACCTGAAACTGGTGGATTTTTTAAATCCATTAATTCTTCATTTAGTCTGAGTTGGATTTCCGACTCACTAATTTTTTTATGCATAGGTTCTTCTCCTTTACCCGCATGTTCCAAAATGAAATCAAGATCAAGGGTAGTTTGAGTAAGTAAATCTGGAACTATTTTAGGTAATTTTTTGGGTCCTAATCCTTTAACACCTTCGATGTTGTCGGATTTGTCACCCATTAAAACCTTATACATTAAAAAATTGTGAGCCGGTATCCCATAATCAGCTTCTACCATGCGAGGGGTATAAAATTTCTTCTTTGTTGGACTCCAAACTGTAATTCTATCGTTTACTAATTGTAAAAAATCTTGGTCTGCAGACATTATAGTAACTTCTTTATCTAATAATGTGTGTGCAATGTAAGCAATAGTATCATCTGCTTCTATTTTGTCTATTGAAATAACATTAATGGGAAGAAAATCTAAATATTCAATCAATCTTGAAAATTGTATTTTCATTGATTCTTTTTCTTCAGTTGAGTTCTTAAAAGCATCCCATCTAGTAATTCGTTTACCTGGTTTTCTATTGGATTTATATTCAGGATGGATCTTTCTTCTACGTTGAGAACCACCTGCACCATCATAAACTATAATTACTCTAGTTGGGTTTACTTCCCTAATAGCGTAAGCTAAAGATCTTAAAAAACCTGTTAATCCACCTACTGGGACTCCATTATCATTTAAAGCACCATTTACTGCAAATACCCTTAAATATAAATTTAAACCATCTACAATCAGTACTCTGTCATTAACATTTAAAGAATCGCCTTCTTTAATGTTATCTAATAAACTGAATATATCCTCCATTATGAAAGATTTTCATCAATTTCAATATCTGGGTCTAATTCTTGGGGTTCTTCATGTTGATATTTCATGATATAAGTATCACAAGTATCTCTATACATAGCCTCTTTAATTTCTGGTCTTTCTTTACATAATGCTTCTAAATCTTTACCTGAAAAAGTAAGCATTTCTCCTGTTTCTGTGTCTGTGTATTTACAAATTGGACCTGATTGTTTAACTACTTTATAGTTTTTCATTAGTTTAAGCCAACCACCATAATTATCTATACCTTGTCTATAAAAGACATTGTATCGAACTTTTCTGTTTGGTGGACCCATTCTGTTTTTAACTACAATAGCTTCAACTTCGGAACCTACAACTTCATCCACCCCATTGATTTTCTCTTTAAGTTTTCCAACTTGTTTAAGTCTTAATCTAACTGATGCGTGGAATTGTAATGCTTTACCACCGGAAGTAGTATATTGGTCAGCAAATGGCATTGCGCCCATCTTTTGTCTTAGTTGGTTCGTGAATACTAAAAGTATTTTTTCTTTCCCAAT